TCCCTGGTGGATGCCAGTTCATACCGACCGTAAGTGAACAGTACCGCAGCTTCTTTGCCATTGCCAATGAACATGGGCGCAAGATTCTGACCCCCATCCTGGACGGTCGGCAGGTACCTGTTGGACACGACTGCAACCGGGCGGCCCATGAACAGTTTCCTGCCGGGCTGAGTGATGTCGTCCTGCAGAAGATAACGTCCGTTCTGGTCCTTCTGAGTATCCATCCAGTGGTAACCATCCTGGTTGGTGATTATGGAGGCAGTCCTGCTGATCGCCGGGTCAAGATTGACGTTGAGCACACGCTTGACATCATCAAATCCCTGTAACTGGACAGGCTGGAGGCCCTGGAGCATTGTCGTGATCAGAGTGTTCTTGGTCACTACATGCTTCTTGGCGATCCAACGCGCGACGTAGTTCAGGATATTCTGATCGCTGTCAGCCAGCAGTTCGCTGGTCAGTGGCAGATAGCCAGCACGCTTGACCAGCTGGTATGTGATCGGCACGAACTGCGGGTTGTCCATCTCCTGAATCGGGCCATATTCGGCTACGACCTGGAACGGCGTCATAGTGTTGTCAGCCTCGAGCACGCGGCTGCCGGACAGGGTGTTGACAGTCTCGACCGTGATGTACTCGGACAGATCGTTCAGTTCCCTCATGATCTCATTGATCCTGGTCTGGATGTCCTGTGGTACGATGAGCCCAACATTACCTGCGGCCGGGTTGTTAGGGTCAGTTCCTTCGTGCATCAGTTCTGCGCGGATACCGTTGGTCTTGTAATACTCATTGATGACGCTGCGGTCGTCCAGTGAAATAGGCTGCCTGCGCAGACCACGCAGGAATATACGCTTGTATTCCGCATTGAGATCCTTATCAACCTTTGCAGTCAGTTGGGTCCCAGCATCGAGATTAACAACTCCATCCATTTCCTCAAGCTGTTTCTGCAAATCGATCTTCTTCTGCAGGGCTCTGACCTCTTCCATCTTCTTTTCGGCCTCATCGAGTTTGTATTCGCCAATCAGAGCCCTGACGTTTGCCTTCAGGGTTTCGAGTTCCTGAAGCATTGCTCTCATTTCCTTTGTCACTTCACATCATCCCTTCCTTGATTTTTTTGAGGTAATAAAAAAGAGCCTTTACAGCTCCAACTCCAACAGCAATTTTCTTTTTCTCAGTTCGTTTTCACTGTCCCTCACCTCCCTGGCCTGCCCAGGAGGCTCTTCAGGAAGTTCTTTGAGATTTTTAGGCACATTTCTGTACCTGCTGAAATACTTCTCATCTACGCAGGCTGCCACTTTCTTAGCTTCCTCGATCTCGTCCGCAAGCCCCTTCTTCTTGCATTCCTCCGCTGTCAGCCAGGTTTCGGCATCCATGATGCTGATGATTTCGTCTTTTTCAAGCCCAGATTTTCCCTGATACGCCACTATCATGCTTTCCCGGATCTTGTCAAGGTCATCGGCCAGTTTCCTGAAGTCATTGGCGTTACCCATTGCGAAAGTCCATGGATTGTGGATCATCATCATGGCGTTCGCCGGCATGATGACCTTGTCTCCTGCCATGGCGATCAGGGATGCTATACTGGCGGCCAGGCCGTCAATGTAAACATTGACCTGCGCCTTGTGACGTTTCAGCATAGAGTAGATCGTCTGACCGGCAAACACATCACCGCCCGGACTGTTGATGTAGACATTCAGCGTCTCGATGTCGCTCAGCTTGTCAAGATCCTCTTTGAACTGTTTCGGTGTGACTTCGTCGCCCCACCAGGACACATTTGAAATCTCACCGTAGAGTGTCAGCTCACCAGTTTTCTCGTCAGTTTTCTTCAGGTTCCAGAACTTTTTGCCCTTTGCCTTATTCCCCACTGTTCTCACCGCCTTTCTGATATTGCATGCCGGCCATCTCGATCGGCATCATGTTGCCGTTGATCAGGAGCCGGTCGCCGCCCTCTTTCGGTTCGAGTTCCTCCAGCGCCCGGACCTCGTTGGGCGTCATAAAACCAGACTGTATTGCAGTCCGGTATGCTTCGAACCTGGTTTTGTGGTCCGCCCTCAAAATAGCATTGACGTTGAACTTGATGTAATAGCCTTCTGCCAGCTCATTGTCTGTAAACAGCTTATATGTCAGTTCCTGTTCATATCCGGTCAGGATGTCCATGAGCGTGTCAATATAAAACTCACGCTGCTGCTCTGTGATGTTGGTGTGGGTTGCCCGGTCCAAGTCATTCAACTGATGCATCTTCACGCCAAACGCAGCCGCGATCTGCCGGATCGTCAGTTCGGTGTTTTCCAGGAACTGCGCATCGGTCATTTTCAGGCTGATAGGTTCGAATTTGTACCCTATTGGCAAGAGTGCCACGCGATTGGCGTTTTTGAGCCCACTGGACATTCGTTCGAACTTTTCCCGGAACGTGTTTTCGGCTTCAGGGCTCAGGTCTCCGACATACTGTACAATACCCTTGACCTGCATGCCGCTTTTGAAACTTTTATTGATGAACTCACTTGCAGCACCGGCATTTTCGATGGTTTTTTGCAACACTTCAAGCGGCGTCATGCCGACGATGCCGTCAAGGGTCAGCCCTTTGAAGTGCAATACCTCGTCAGGCTTGAGCTTATACTGCTGCCCCAGGTTGTCCGTGTAGACATACCACATCTTACCCTTCCCGGGCAGCAGACCGACGTCGTCGATCCATATCTCCATCCTAGTGCTATCCAATGGATATAAGCCTATCACCTTGCCGGCATCGGCGCCCCGGGTAGCGACGTCTATCCATACATAGCTGTTTCCATGAATCAATCGCTGGACCTCGACTGCTTTTTTGAAGTCCCTGGCGCTCATCCATGGGTTGGGCCTGGTTTTCAGCAGCGGCGATAGAGAATGGCTCACTTCGCCCGGTTTACCGTCCTGCTCCCGGTATATTTTCAGCGGCAGCTTTCCAACAGCATCGGCCAGGATGCGGATGCAGGCGAATACAGTTGCCTCCTTCATGGCGTTTTTACCCTTGAGATTCAGTTCGTCAAGGTTTATGCCGAGGATTTCCAGCAGGCGCCGGTCGTTTATATCGTATTTTTCGCGCGTATCTTGCGCTTTCGGCTTAAATATTTTATTCCAGAATGCCATTTATCCACCTCCTAGCCCCAGAGTTTCTCGAGGAATTCCTCGTTTGCATATTGCGACACATCAACTTTCTGCGCGTCCTGCATAGCGCGGGCCATGGCGTTTATCATTGCGACGATCAAGTCGATTTTTTCTTTGCATTTGTTTTTCATGGGCTTGATATTGCCGTTTCCGTCGACCACGATCACAACATTGCCCCAACACCAACGCGCCACCGGATGAGCCTCATGCGTCAGCTGACCTGTTTTGGCCAGACGCTCGATTTCTTTCATTGGCGGAGACATATGCGCCATTTGCTGAGGCACTTCCACAACCGTAATGCCGTTTTTTATAAGCCGTTGTGTCAGCATGCGGCTGTTCCATGAGTCAGTATCAACCTCGACAATTTCATATTGCTTGTTCAAAGCCAAAATTCTGGCTTCCACAAACTCATAATCAACGACATTACCGGGCGTGGCATGCAGATATTTCTGCTTAACCCATTTGTCATATGGCACCTGATCCCGTTTGACACGTTCCTTCATGCTTTCTTCCGGGACCCACGCCTCAAACAATGCACGCCAATCCGGTATACCTTCCTGCGGCGGGAACAGCAAGCATGCGCCGGTCAGGTCGATAGTGCTCGACAAGTCAAGCCCGAGATAGCATTTCTTCCCCACCAATTCCGCCGGGTTCCAGTTTCCGACCGTGGCATCCCACAATGACAGTGGGAGCCAACCCACGGATTTCACGCTTACCCACTGGTTCAGGCGGAGCCAGCGGAACAGTTTTTCTTGCGCTTCATCGTTCCGCGCCCGCAGGGCTTCCTGACGCACGCTTTCAATGTCTATCGTATGGCCGAGGCTCGGGTTTGCCTTATACCAAACTGCTTCATCGAAAATGTCCTCTTCCTCGTCCGCACAGTATATCTTCACATACCAGGCAGGATCTTCGATTTCTCCATCCCGGACCCTTCGGGCGTATTCGTGGACCTCCCAACCTATGGAGTGTCTGTCCGGATCGTCACCGGCAGTGGTTATCACCCACCACAGTGGCTCTTTACGAGCGGCACCGGCACCAAAGGTCATTACATCCCACAGGTCGCGTGTTGGCTGAGCGTGGAGTTCGTCAAAAATAACAACCGACGGGTTGAGACCGTGCTTCGTATATGCCTCGGCCGACAGCACTTTCAAGAACGAACCTGTTTCTGTGTTCCATATCTCCTTCTTGCTGTCGAGTATCTTGAGGATCCCGCCTTGTTCATAATCCAGTTCAGGTTCCTGATTTACCATTTGCACTGCAGCTTTGTATACCAGTTCAGCCTGTCCTCGGTCAGCCGCGCAGCAATAAATTTGCCCGCCGGGACCGTCACAGGTCAGATGATATAATCCCAGGCCGGCAATCAGGGTCGTTTTTCCGTTCTTTTTCGGGATCTCAAGATAGGCGTACCTGTATTGGCGGTATCCTTTTTCGTTGACAGTACCATATACGTCCCAAAGGATTTGATATTGCCAGTCGAGAAGCATAAAAGGCTGTCCGTAAAAGTCGTCGACAGCCTTTAGCATCTGTATAAACTCGATTACTTCGAGTGCTCGCTGTTTATCATGTGACACTTACATCACCCGCTTTGTCCCTCCCTCTTCCTGCGAAGGTATTCGGCCATAGGGCTTTCTTTCTTCTTCTCCGGTTCCTTTGGTATAGACCGCAGCGCTGCCATGATTGTCATAACATTTTCCTTCTCAATCTGGAGCAGCATCTTGCGTTTGTCCATGAGCTTCTTATCCCACGCGATTATGCGGTCGTGGATATTGCCCTTCTCCTCGAGATAGTCCGTATATGCAATTTCACCGTTCAGCCTTGCCTTGTCCAGTTCGGCAAGATCTCCCCTCAGTTGCTCTATCGTATCTTCTATCTCCTTACACTCGGCAGTCAGCAAGCAATACCGATTGATGACGGCTTCATGGAGGGCGTCATTGTGGCCGATAGCTTCCAGGAGATTCTTGACACGGTTAAATTCTTTCCTGGCCAGCTTGTTTCCCCGGACTTCCGGCCAGGCTTTCATTTTCTGACCTGTCAGCAACTGCTTTTCAGCCTTCTCCCTTGCCTCTAATTCTGCCTTAGTCCTGTGGGACCTGCCTTCCATCTTCAAAAGTTTGACAGGTTTTGGCGGTCTACCAGCCACACAATCACCTCCTCTCGCCATTTTGGGAAAAAAATTCGCGCGTGGGCGGTCGCGTGGCATCCTCGGCAGGCTCGCAAAATTTTCGAACCCGCCCTAGGCCCCGTACCGCCTGCGGTCCTCGGCCGTCTTGGCCGCATGGTGCCTATTGCACAGACACCTGAGGTTTTCCAGCGTCAGCCTCAGGTGCCAGAAATGTCGGATCGGTTTAATATGGTCCACTACATCAGCAGGCGTGATCCTGTTTTCCTTGAGACAGTCCTGACACAATCCATAATCACGGATCATAGCCTGCTTTCTGATCTTCTCCCATTCAGGGCTACTGTAAAACTCCCTGGCCTTCTGGTCCCTCTGATAGATGTCGTACTGCTTGTAGTATTCTTTCCTTGACTGTTCTGCTTTCTGAGCGCAAGCATCACAGTATCTCTGGCCGAAATCAATCACCTTGCCGCATCTGCACAATTTCATCAGCGGCATCGTACACCACCGCCTCCCCACCCCCCAGGCCCACGGCCTACCCCGTGGTCTTGTGGTGTTCAAACCCCACTCAGCACCCAAGCAATAGCTGAGCCCGACAGGCTGGCTCTGCCGGGCTCTTCCGGAAGGAAGAGGCTGCCGCCCAGATTAGGAGGTCAGAAATATAAAAATAAAAAAAGCCCTTTATATATAAGGGCAAATTTGGCCAAAATCGGTACATATTATTGTTCCGTTTTTAAAAAAATTTTTTTATGTTTCTCAATTTTTCTCATTCCTGCTCCCAGCACCCTCCTCACTCCGCGTGGACTGATACCAAGCGCGGCTGCGATCTCTGTCACTGTCATTCCTTCTGCGTAATACATCCACACTACCTGACGCTGCCTGGCCGTCAACATAATCTCCATCACTGCATTTATGTATTTCTTCATCCGTTCCCTCTGCTCGTCATTGCAATTCTCCATTATTTCAGCGTCTTGAGGGTCCAGCGTATATAAAGCGTCGAGACTTTCTCTGGTTACACGTAAGCTCCTCGCTTCTCCACCACGATCGGTCATAGTAATGCTCCACCTCTCTTGTAACTTCCCGCAGGTCATTGAGCATAGACCTAAGCGGTTTTAGTCTTTCGTTCAGTTCTTCGATCATTCCGAGCTGTTCAGGGTCACGTGTCCGAGCTTGTAAAAAGTCACGCAGCCTGACCAGTTCTGATATTCTGTTGTCCAACAACTTTATTGCTTGCTTATATCCCGGTACAAGTTCTCTCACGTTGACCCCTCCCAGTCAGTCTTGTCTTTTGTATTCATACATTCCTGCTATTGCGAATTACATATAACCTAATTGCTTAAGTTCTTCATCCAATTCTCGTCCCGCTTTATTGAAAATCCTTTTTATTTTCCATTCCCATAGTTTCGACAGGAGTATTCTTACAAAGAGTGGAAGTCGGCATTTGTCCTCATGTTTTTCAATATCCCTCACAAGACATCCATAATCGCCATCGCCTGTATAGTCAGAGTAATCACTCCAAAAACACGGACAGTTGCTATTGCATTTGTTTTTCACCAAACATCAACCTCCTTCGCAATCTTTATATTTGGAGAATTCACAAAACGGTCAGCGCTGACCGTTTTGCTATGCAGTCTCTAGCGTCTTGATGATTCTGTTCAGATACCATGCTGCTTTCTTGAGATCTTCGAGTCCGCCTTTGAGCCGGTACCTGCTTACATACTTCAGCACATTTCCAATGCAAAAGCCTTCAAACATCTCCGTCCCGAGTTTATCCTGGATATAGTCTATAACTTCAAATTTCCCTGTGGTGTAATGAGGTGGATGATCGATGATGTAATCCGGTATCGCTTTGCTAAGCTCTTTTGCAATCTCTTCCATCCTGGCCCTTGCTTCTTCTATCTCGGCATCGGTCATTCCAACATTTTCATCTTCGTATGCTTCCTCGTATTCTTCCTGATGTGCTGCGATCTTATCTGCGCTTTCGGCTGCAATCCGTTCAAAGTCCTTATGGACCTGTTCAGCAATTTCTTTGATGTCAGATCCGGACTCTTCCACATCAAGGGATATCTCTTCTCCTTCCTGCAGCACAGTAACTTCTGACTTGATGGGCTTTTTATGTCTTCCGGACTTGCCAGTAAGCAATGAAGTAACTTTCGCTATCATCATTGATTTTTTCATTTTTGGGTATGCCGGCATAAACTGCTCTGCTATCTCTTCAACACTCATGCCTTCATCTGCCATTTTCTTCACAACATCTTTTGTCAGATGCGCCATATCAGTTCCCTCCAACTCTTTAGTTTTTTTCTCGAATCTACCGATCAGGCTGGTGACCGTCTGAAGTTTTGTCCCGAGTTTATCTGCGATCTCTCCAGGTGTCATTCCCTGATCAAGGAGTGCCTTAACCTTCATCCACGTGACGGCTC